GGTGGTGGAGAGTCTAATATAACAATTACGCAAAGTGAATAAATTAATCTTCCCAATTCTTATACTACTTAGTTTGCCTTTAGTATTTCAAAGCACGCCTACAGAAATACTTAAATTAAAAACTTTTGATTCATTAGTAACACAACAAAAACCTAGTGGTAACTTTGTTGTATTAAATATAACAGAAGAAGACGTAGAACGAGAAGGAGGCTACCCGTTACCGAGACAAAGGTTAGCAGAAATACAACTAGAAATTCTTGGCAAAGGAGCTGTTGGGGTAGGTTGGGTTATCTCTTTCCCACAAGCAGATCGAATGGGGGGAGATGAAGATTTTGTTAGGTCTTTAGGATATGCTCCTAGTGTTTTAGCTATGTTTGAAACTCCTAATAATAAATACCCTAAAACTACAGGAACAGTAGTTAAAGGAGAAGATATTGGAGGTATACTATCTAGGGGAGTCAAGGAAAATCTTTACACTTACAATAATATATTACAAGGAATAGCCGTTGCTCCCACTGAAGCTGATCAACTAGTCAGAAGAATTCCCCTATTACTAAGAACTCCTGAGGGTTGGGTAGCTTCTTTCGGTATGCAGATATATAAAGCATTGTTTAATGTTAGAACATATATTATTACAACTAATGACAACGGTATTCAAGAGATAGCTATACGTGGGATACCTCCAGTTAAAACTGATAGCCTTGGTCGTAAATGGATTAGTTGGGTAAATACTCCTGAAACAAATTTAAAAGAAATGGAAGTAAACGGTAAGTTTGTGTTTGTAGGAGTTACTGCTAATGGGGTAATGCCCCAAATTGCAACGCCTATTGGGTTAGTTGAGCCTCATAAAATACAAGCGGCTCTTGCTGAATCAATACTAATACAAGATAGTCCCTATATTCCAGACTATTCTTTAGCTTTAGAATTACTTATTTATTTAGTTTCCGTAAGCCTCGTATGGGTGTTTATAAGCTATTTAGGTATAACTTGGGGTATTAGTCTAGCTTTACTTACGATGGCTTTAACGGGTGCCTACGGAGTTTACACAATAAGTACAGGATTACTAATAGATGTAACGTGGTCGTTATTAAGTCAGTTTATAACAGGAGCTATTGCTTTCTATTTAAGGTTTAGAGAACAGTATAAACTTAGACAAGAAATTAAAAAACAGTTCGAGCATTACTTAGACCCGAGACAAGTTAAACAACTTCAAAAGAACCCTGATTTATTAAAACTAGGTGGAGAAAAAAGAACTGCTACTTTTTTATTTACCGATGTTCGAGGATTTACTTCTATGTCTGAATCGTTACCTCCAGAACAAGTAACTTATATAATGAATAAAGCTCTTACAGCTCAGCAATCTGCAGTACAAAAACACGGGGGTATGGTAGATAAATATATTGGGGATGCAATGATGGCTATTTTTAATGCTCCTTTAGATTTAGTTAACCACCCATCGATAGCAGTAGATTGTGCTAAAGATATTGTAATAAATATGGTAGAACTTAATAAAGAATTTGAAGCTGACGGTATTCCTCCTATTGCTATAGGTATTGGAATAAATACAGGAGAAGCTGTTATAGGCAATATGGGTAGCGATACTAGGTTTGATTATACTGCTATTGGAGACTGCGTAAATACAGCAGCTAGGCTAGAATCAGCAACTAAAGAAGCAGGTGCAGATGTGTTAATAGGGGAGACTACTGAACAGTTATGTGGGTATTCTTTAAAAGAGTTAAAACCGATAAAAGTAAAAGGTAAAGAAAAACCTTTAAAAATATACACGTTTTGATATATAATCAATGTATCAGCTTATGCTGCAGTTTACGAGGAGAGCTTTAACTCGCATATACGTTTAAATACGCTGGAGAAAAGATGACTGGAGTTGATAAAAAAACATACCTAAACAAGAAAGGACGCCGTTCTGACTTCGTCGTATACTCATCTAAAGGGAAAAAAACTAAAACTAGGAGTAGATTCTAATGTGGTCAGTTCTTATTCCTGCGTTAGCTTCTTTAATTGGTATGAAATATCAATCGAATACCGCTAATGATCCTAGAGGTGCTATTGGTAGTGGAACATCTCCAAGTATAAATCCAGGAGACGGCGGAGAATTTAGTCCTGTCACAGGAAGCGAAGTTAACGAATTTGCAGATTTTTCATTTGAAGATCCATCTAGTCCTAGTACAGAAGGAAGTCCAGACGAAGGACAATTATTACAAATGTTAATGGAAGCAGGAATAGATCCTGAAGAATTAGGTATTATGGGATTAGCTTTCGGCGGTCCTTTAAAAAGAGAAGACGGTGGCAGTATTTTGAGTAGGTTAATGGGTGGTATAGGATCATTATTTACTAATTCAGAACCTTTATTAGAAGCAGGCGTTTATCCTGTTCCTGCAGACACACTTCTTGAAGAAGCTACCTCACTTGACGGTATTGAGGGTTTTGCCGAAGAAAATCCTGAAATGTTTAAAGCATTAATAGAAGCAGGATTAATTACAGGTAAAAACTTAATGAATAAACCTAAAGAACAAAAAGGCAGCTCAGTTAGTACCAAACCATTAGGAAACGCAGCACGAAGAAGAAGTCAATTTGATAAGATAACTCCTTTAGGAGGTTCGCAAGTAACTTTTGCTAAAGAAGGTTCTGCGTTAAATAGAAAAATGTTTATGAATAATCAAATGCCTAACGGAGGACCTATGAACGGTCCAGGTGGTCCAAAAGACGATTTAATTCCAGTAATGGCAAGTAACGGAGAGTATATGCTTTCCAAAGCAGCAGTAGACGCAGCAGGTAACGGAAGTCATGCTATGGGTATTGCTAATTTAGATAAATTTAATAACGCAGGTAATAAAAGATATGGCTAGTAGAGAAGATCAAGAATTTTCAAGTCAGGCTCCCGCACCCTATATAGGACAAATGCTGTCTGGCGGTATTTTTCCGTATGCAAATCAGTTTTTACATCAACAGTTTCAAAACTATGGTGCAGAAAATTCAAGTCCATATACCTATACAGGACAAAGGGTAGCTAACTTTGATCCAAGAGAACGTTATGGTATGCAAATGGCAGACCAAGCGATAGGTAGTTATCGACCATATTTAGGGCAACAAAGTAATTTATTAAACCAAGCGGCTCAAAAAACTAGAGATAGTTTTAACCGTTATGACCCTAACAGTGCAAAAAGATATTACAATCCTTACGAAGACCAAGTAGTTGATCAAACTATGAAAGATGTTAGAGAAGGATTAGCTATGGGTGATATGGGAATGCGTGATGACGCAGTAAGTGGTGGAGCTTTTGGAGGTTCTAGATCAAGATTAAGACGTAGTGAACTTGCTGGAGATACTGCACGAGGAGCAGCAGAACAAATAGGTGCTTTACGTAATCAAGGATATCAAAACGCGTCTAACCAGTCGCAACAAGCATTTGAATCACAACAACAAAGACTACAATCAGGAGCAAACGCTTTAGCAGGGTATGGTGGACAGTACGGTGGTATGGCTAGTTTATTACCTCAACTACAACAACAAGATGTTTCATCTATGATGGGTATGGGTGGTATGGGTAGAGGTAGACAACAATCATTAATGGATTTAAATTACCAAAACTATACAGGTCAATATAATTTACCTATGCAAACATTGCAAAATGTTGGAGCACTTACAGCTTCTCTTGGACCTATGGCGGGTGGTTATGGTTATGCTGGTGGAGAAGCACCTGTACAATCTGGAGTTTATACTCCTAATAACTATATGACAGGTCCCTCGACTCCATATAACACTCCCTACCAATACCCTACAGATTACTCAACAAGTTCTGCTGCAAACTACACAGGGCAGGGCGGTACAGGAGAAACAGCTCCAGGAGCCGATAGTCAAACAGGTGGCGGAGCTACACAAGGAACAGGTAGTTATGGCGGTTTTGGTAGTTATGGTGGCGGTTATGGTGGTGGTTATGGTGGTGGTTTAGGAACTTACTTTTAATGGCACAATCACAGTACACACCTTTCCCAACCTTCGGCGGACCTAAAGATGGCGGAGGAATAATGGATGTTAAATTATCTCCAAGCCCGATGAGATTTCCAACTGCTAGGCGACCTGCATCTAGGCAAACAACCGAACCTGATTTAGATGAAAAACTAGCTCCTTTATTACCTTTTGCTCTTAGTGGGTTAAAAAGTCTTTTCAAAGGCTCTCCTGAATTAATGGATGACTCTGCTTTTTTTGAATCAATAGGAGCAGATGCTGCTGATCCAAGTTTTACAGATACTTCTCGACTAGAGGCTTATAAAATATATGGACCTGAACAAGAAGCCGCTTCTTTTGGTGGTAGTGATTTATTAGATCTTTTAATAGCAGGTAAAATGGGTAGAGGTGGAGATGATTTTGCAAAAAGCACTGCTAATTTAAAAACAGCAAAAGAAAACGATAGAACATCTATAGAAAATAGACGAGCTACTTTTCTTTCAAGCAGAAAAGAACCTAAAGGTCCTGAGTACTCATACGCAAATTTTTTAAATATAAACGATGAAAAGAATGGAATTAAAAGAATTTATTCAGGTCGAATAAACACACAAAGTGCTAAAACAGAATTACTTCAACCTGATGGATCTTATATATCTGCGGGTCCTGGGTTTGTAAAACAAACAGGTACTCAAAATTTAAATATAGAAGAAGATCCAAATGCTAAATACTGGAACGAATTAACAGACACTATTTATGTAAAAGAAGACTCAGCAGTTAGACTTAATACTATAGCGGGAGGAGTTTATGATCAATTAGAAAGTTTAGACTCAAAATCTCAAATAAATCCCAACACTATAACTAGTAAACTTGCTGGAATTGCTGATCAAGGATTTTTAGAAATAGAAAATTTAGCTAAAGCGTTTAAATTTAACACAATAGATAACTATTTTAGTGATAGCGAAGACGGAGGAAACGCAGCGGAAGGTCGTGCAGGAACAGGACAAAACGCAAAAGAGTTATACAACGCAGTAGTGAACAAAGATGAAAAAGCTATAGAGATAGCTACTGAAAAAATGTCGAAAGTGTACGAAGAAGAGTATGGCATGACTATGAGAGAAGCTTTAGGGGATATTGTTTATAATGATATTGCTTTAAGATCTCAAATGTTGCAGATGGCATATTATTATGCCGCTGTTAACGGACAAACAGGTAGAACATTATCAGATAAAGATTTAGCTTTTCATTTACAAATGATTGGGTATAACCAAACGTCTAATGTAGGTGTTTTGAAAAAGAATCTGAACAGGGTTATGGCTTACGCTTTAACAGGAATAGATAATACGATTCAATTAGCTTTCCAACAAAAATTTAGTAGATTTGATTTAAATAACTCTTATATACAAACAGGGTTTACTGATTTTTATGAACCTCCTTTAAAAGAAAATCCTAAAAATGAATACGATTTTGAATACCCTGCAAGAATAAGTGCTTATACGTTTAGACCTATGCGTGTAAGAAGACCTGGATTAGGATTAGATAGGTGGGATTACAATGCGGTTGGAACAGCGACAGTTAAAAAACCAGTTCCTAAAAGTAATCAAGAATTAATTAACAATGCGTTTAGCAATCTGGATTAATAATGGACCCAAATGAATTAATTATACCTACGATTGATGCAGGACTTCCTGAAGCGTATAAAAAACCATTACCTAATAACCCTAACCATACGTATGGAACTGCTTTCAGTCCTGATCAAATAAAACTTTACACAATAGGTAAAAGTCCCGAACTACAGAGTGCTTTAATAAACTCAGGTGAATTTACTCAAGATGAAATAGAACAAATAAATTCGAATATGCCTAGACTACAAGCACGTCTAGACTCGTATAATATAGCCCCCATTCCCTATGAATTAGAAGACATATTTCCTACTTTATCCGCAGGAAAAGACTTTGAAAAAAGATATCAAGCTTCTCAAGAAAATTTATCTCCTTTTGTCAGAGGATTAGCTGCCCCACCGTTGGGTTCTTTTACTACTAGTCAAGCTCCTATATCTGTAGTGCCTCCTAGATTTGACAACGCACAAGAAATTGCAAGTTACGGATTAAATCCTGATAACCCTGTTGACTTAGGAGAAAACAAAAAAAGTTTTTATAGAGATTTAGCATTAGGACCTAGAAAAAGAAGCAAAGAACAAATGAAATATCTTACAGATAAGTACGGAATAGAGGGAACATTAAATTATGTTGATGGTGAAAAACCTGAATTAGGTTTTAGAATAACGTCTGCTGACGGAACTTCTAAAGTATTAAGAAGTCCTTATGTAGAAAGCGAAGATTTTTGGAAAGGAATTAGACAAGAATCTCCTGCTTTAATCGCTGATCTTACTGCTACCTTGGCTACTTTTAGCGGTAAACCTAAAATTCCATTAACTATTATGTCAAATCTAGCAAAAGTACTTGGTATGTCTAGTGTATCTGCGGGTTCAACAGTAATAGGTGATCTTATTCGTATGAGTGTTGGTAAAGGCAAGGACAGTCATAACATGAGTTGGGAAGAAATGTTTAAAGAAGCAGGAATGATGGGAGCTCTTGCTTTTGGGGGAACCGCTGTTATTGGCACAGTAAGTAAAACTTTTCCTGCATTATACGAAAGTATTATGGGAACTAGGCTTCCTCCTGAATTTTACGAAACATTAGCCAGATTTAGAGCTAATGCTTTAAAAGAAGAAGCAGGAATTTCTGGTAAAACGCTAGCATTTGGTGAGAAACAGTTAACTAAAAAAGAAATAAATGACCAAGTTAGAAAACTAGGTATTAAAATGGGGAGAGAGTTGGGAGAATATGAACCAACAATAGCAGGAGCTCTTGCCGCTGATGAAGATCTTGCAGTAACTGCGGCTGATTTTGAGTATTTATTTTTAGAAAATGCTACTGATCCTAAATATGCAGCGATTTATAAAAAGATAAAAGACGGAA